GAAACTGGTCAGCTGGAACTTATGAAACATCCAAACTTTTCATTTATTTATGAAGCAGAAAAAGACGCGAACTATCCCCCAGAAATTACAACCCCATACACCGACACCGATAATGTCCCTTTCTGAATGGAAGGAAGCCCAAAGAAAGAAGTTCCGATTGATGGCTGAGAAAAACCCTGAGGTCTGGAACTTGCAGAAAGTATTTGATTTGAGACTTGACATGGGGCGCAAATGAAGATAATCAACCTGACTCCTCATCCAGTCATCATCCTCAATAAAAACAAAAAAGTCATCATGCACCTTGAGCCATCGGGCGAAGTGGCGCGAGTCACGAAGATAACTGAACAGGTCGACCACCTGGGAGCCATTCCGGTCAGTCGGGCGCGGTTTGGGAAGATTAAGGGGCTGCCAGATGCTGGGCGGAATTGTGTGTACGTGGTGAGCAAGATGGTGTATGAGGCGGCAAAGGGGAGGAGTGATTTGTATTATCCAGCCGAGAAGGTGAGGGAGGGGAACTGGGTGATTGGATGTAGAAGTTTGGGGATATGAAGATTGAAGCATACTATCAGAATCAAATAATCCTCGGGGTTTCATGGGGGATTGCAGTCATACCGAGGCGCGCTTACGTTTGTCTTGAGTTGCCGTTTGTGACTGTTCAAGTTTATCTTTGGGAAATAAAAAGGCAAACATGACCTACATCGGCATAGACCCAGCGTATCGTAAAAACGGATTTACCATCTGCATCATCAAAAAGAACCTCGTCAGATACGAGACTATGAAGTCCGGCTTCCTCGACTTCGCAAAATGGCTGATGCAATCAAGCATGGAGGGCCTCTTTTCAGATGTGGTGTTCTGCATCGAGAACTCAGCGCTTCAAAATACAAGCTTCGATATGTCAGGCCCTCCTGCAGTCGTAGCTAAGAAGGGGCGGAATGTCGGCATGAATCAAGCCATCAGTCAATGCACGGTTGACTTAACGAGGCAGTTCTTCCAGGATGTGTATGAGATAAGCCCTAAGGACAAGGGGCAAAAGTGGACTCATGAGGAATACCGAGGAGTGATGGATCAAGCCGGATATGTAGCTACAAAGAAGACGAGTAACCAAGACGAGAGGGATGCCTTCAAGCTCGCGTTAATCGCGAAGAAAAGGCACGGAATGAGTGGGCCTTTAATTTAGCACGTAGGCACGTGGTCACGTTTACCAATTTACCACTTGGTAAAGTAGTAAAGTGATAAATTAGTACAAATTATTTTTTGTTGTGAAATTTGCAAATACAAAAAGTTGTACATACCTTTGAGGCTAACCAAACCCTCAAAATATGAGAGCATTCTCAGGAGCCCAGCGAAAATCGCTGTACAACACATCAGAAGGAAGATGCCAATCCTGCGGTAAACCCCTGCCCGAAAACTGGCACGCTGATCACATTATTCCATTTTCAAAAGGCGGAGAAACTCATCTGGCAAATGGTCAGGCACTTTGTCCGTCGTGTAATCTTTCAAAATCCAATACCATGAAAGTAAAAAGGAAGACGTTTGAGCCTCGAGTTTGGCAACGAAATTGTTATCTTGACTACATAACTCGAGATAAGAAAGTCTATTCAATAGGCGCAGTACCTGGGGCGGGAAAATCAAAGACTGCTGCATTTATTATTGATTATCTTTTGGAAGTTAAAAAAATTGATTTCTTCTTTGTCATCAGCCCACAAGAAAACAAGAAACCAGAATGGCGCGAGGATTTCCTTGCCTACTTTGGAATTCCAATTCAGTTGGATTATTCGAGCGATAGAAAAATCAAGAAAAAAATGTTTGACGGTGCTGTGATGACATACGCAGGCCTCAATGAATCGACCGCAAAAGAGATAAACAAGTTCTGCAAAAAACATAATGTTGCAGTTGTCTTTGACGAGATACACCATCTGAGCGAATCCGGACACAGCGCCTGGGGAACTTACGCGCAACTTGCTTTTTCAAATGCTGAAAGAGTGATAAGTCTATCCGGAACATTTTGGCGCGAGGACAATATGAGGATTCCATTTCTTGAGCTTGTGCCTAACGGATATAAAATTGATTACGGGTACAGTTATGCTGATTCAATTAATGATGGCAACAGTCGCAAGATTCAATTTAGCTTTTATGATCCTAAGATTGACATGAAAGGCAAGTATCCTTACAATGGCCTTTTGTCTGAAATCGAAAAAGAGAATCAACTAAATTTAGCATACAGGGCGCTTGTAAGTGAGAAAAGCATTGACCTTGCTGATGTGATTGATCACGCATATTCAAAGCTTCAAGAAATCAGAAATGCCGACATGCCAAATGCTGGAATGATTCTTTTTGCTCCAGATAAAAATACAGCATACGCATTGCAAAGATGGCTGGAGTCTCCGACCTTCAACATCCAATCAACTGTTGTGACATCTGAAGACCAAGCAAGCTCAAAAGAAATACAGAGATTTAAGGATTCAGAGGATGAGTGTATTATCGCGGTTAACATGATTTCTGAAGGCGTCGACATTCCGCGCTTGCGCGTTGGGGTTTATCTGTCCATTTATAAGACCTATCTCTATTTCATGCAGTCCATTGTTGGCCGAACAATTCGCGTAACTCAGGATGAATACAGGAGGAGTCAGAGTACCAAATGTGTCAATTACAGCTATGCCTACATCTTGGAGCATCCAGAACTAAAGCGACATTCCGAGCAAGTACTGGAGGAAATAAAGATTGCAGATATACGACAGGAAATTGAAAAGTCAATTGAATATTCAGACCTTGATCTTGATGGCGATACAAGAGAAAGAAATGGAATTGATATTGATTTGACTGTTGAAGATCTTGACAAGATAACTCACATATCTGATGGCATACAACATTCTCAGCAAGCGATAGATATTGTTGAGAGTATGCTTGCATCAACCAGTACAATACTCCCTCCTGACGATAAGGTGAGAATGATTCAGGCCTTTATGGAGAAATTTCAAGTTCCGGATAAAGTAACAAATTTGACAGATTCATTCTGCGATGACCCGGCGGCTATAATGAAATCGTTTTATGATGGAATTTCAAAAAAGAAAAACAAAATAGCTGGTTACATCCTGAATAAAGGGTATTTCGACCATGTACAAGTATGGGAAAAAGTTGGCCGCCACGTCAATTTCAAATTCGGGCCAATTGGCCAAAAGCACGACAATGACATCGAAACACTGAAAGAAGTGGATTCGTATTTGAATGAATTGTCTATTGACATCAGAAATGAAAATAATTTAGAAGCATTTGTAAAAACACTTAAGTAATGGAAAACAAAATAAGTACACCTAAACTTGTCGGCCAAATGATACCGACACTTGCCAGGTCAATCAGCGAACACAAAAGCAACACATCAGTAGTACCTGACTTGATAAACATGCTTTTTGAAAAGTACCCGGATGGCACAATCAAGTACAAGCATTTCATTATTCCGCACACAGGTGAGGAAGTGAGACATGAAACCCTTGATGACTTTCTTGCGGCACATATTCCACACGGCCTCCAATGCACGCGCGAGGATCTGCGCAAATGGGCTGACTATGTGCCGGATAGGATTAAGGAGGAAGTAAGAAGTGAACTTGCTGGGGATTTAGGGCCACAAGGAAGGCCTGAAAAACCTGTTATTAACAGGTTTAATGCTCAGGTGATGAAATACAGCACTTCAGGACAAAACTACATAATCGCTCGCCTCAAACGCGATAACCCTGAGATGGCTCAGAAAGTACTCTCAGGTGAATTGTCAGCGCACCAGGCAAGTATCAAGGCTGGGATACGAAAGGAATACATTCAGATGCAGCGCAACCCAATAAAGATTGTCGAGAAACTTAGGGCGGCTCTGACAAAGGATGAGCTCCAAGAGGTGCGAATGCTACTTTGTGAATTGTGATTCGAAAACCGTATCTTGGGACAAAACCCCATGACTTACTCCATAGTTCAGCGGAATGCAGACGGAAGTGTACTATTTGAAAAATACGAGAACATCACCAACTCGCAGCTGGTAGTTATCTTCGAGCATCAAGACAAGATGCAAGAGATTGAGGAGGCCGATCAGCGAGAAATTGAACAAATAAAAGAATACACTACCATCGAGATACTGATGCAAGCCCCATTTATCAACTGCTTCGAATCGAAGCCTGAGCTGGTCAAGATGTTCGAGCTTTACGATATTGAGCAGAAAACAATCATCTACAACTACTTCATTGAGGCTGAATGCTACCGAGCGGCCTCAGAAATTGACCAAATTATCCGCAATGGCAAATCTGAACAATAAAACCACACCAGAGCTCGCTCAAATCCTCGATGACTTCCGAGTACCTCCCAAGCCGGGAGTGCCTCGGGAGAAGCGAGGGTTCAATATCTGGCGAGTGCTTGGCAATCTGCTTTACTTCCTTGCAATCATCATTGAGTTCCTTAATCGGCTCGAAGACCTTGGCGTCATCAAGCCACGAAGATAGCTTTCATTTTTTCTTAATTTTTTTTCATGTTTTTGTGTTTGAATGAGAATCTGGAGGGGGCTATTGAGAGCCCCCACTTTTTACATCTAAACCATCAGCCATGTTCGTAAACATAAAGCTAAAAAGAGGCGCTCAGATGCCGCGCAAGGCCCACAACACAGATGCAGCGTTTGACCTTTATGCCCATTGGATAGAATACCAAGAGGGTATGATGGTCATCGGTACAGGTGTTCACATTGAGGTACCCAACGGCCATGTCGGCCTCGTCTTTCCGCGTTCATCCATAACAAACACAATTCACCGAATGGCCAACTGTGTCGGAGTGATTGACCCGGGCTATACAGGCGAGATACTGGCCAAATACGACAGCACTTTTAATACTGATGCGAAAAGATATGAGATTGGTGACCGATGCGCTCAGATTCTCTTCCTCAAAACTTTGGACGTTCAATTTGCAGAAGTTGAAGAGCTTGCAGAGACTAACCGCGGAGATGGTGGCTATGGCTCCACAAATGAGCCAATCGATATCGAAGACCCTTTCCTTGATTCCTAATCATTAAATCCAACAACCATGATCAACCAAGCACAACTAATCGGCCGCCTCGGCAAAGAGCCCGAAATCAAGACAGGCGAGAACTACACACTTGCAACCTTCAGTCTTGCCACTTCTGAAAGCTACAAAGACAAGTCAGGAGAATGGCAAGAACAGACCGAGTGGCACAATGTCAAGGCATGGGGCTACAATGCCCAGCGGTGCGAGAAGCTCAACACGGGAGACCTCGTGTGGGTGACTGGAAAGATTCACTACGATTCTTATGAGGTGGAAGGAGTCAAGAAATACCGGACTGAGATAATTGCTTCCCAAATCCGAGCGCTCAAGGTCAGCGGAGAGGGACATACTGCGCAAGAGCCGGCCGCGCTTCCGGCTGGGGATGATGATGGTTCAGATATGCCATTCTAAAACTATAAATTAAAAAAACATGAAAGCCACAATCACAAAAACAAACCTACTCAAGGCGCTCACCAAATGCGCCAAGGCCATTCAGCCAAACCCTATTCATCCGACTCTGTCGAACTTTTATCTTGACTTTAGGCACGACACCCTCCAGGTAACAGGCTCCAATCTCAAGATGACAATCATGAGCCAAGTGGATTGCGACTTCAAAGATTCATTCAGTTGCCTTGTGCCATCTAAAACCTTCCTTGAGACAATCAAGAGCCTCCCAAACCAACCGCTTGAGTTGCACCTATCAGAGACAGACATCACGGTCAAATCAGCCCAAGGCGTCTACAAGTTAGCCACCGAACCAACTGGCCAATATCCTGACACAGTCAAATTGGGCAAGTTCTCAACGATGTTCAAAGCGGATACTTCTGAGCTAAAAGACAACATTGCGCGCACCATCATTGCCGTCTCGAAAGATGAACTCAGGCCATCGATGACAGGACTACTGTTCGAGACAGAGAACAAAGCCATCAGAATCGTAGCAACAGATGCCCACATGCTGAGCTCTACGACTTTTAATGATGTCGAGGTATCTGATGAGTTGCGTGTAGTGGTACCTGCGAAGGAAGTAAATGCAGCAGCCTCAATCATCGAAGCAATAGATGTAAAGCTGTCATTTTACGAGAACTTTATGAAAATCGAAGACGGCACGACATACATCTACCTCCAGCTAATAGATGCCATCTTCCCGAACTACAAACAAGTAGTACCAACCAATCATACTTGCATTGTCGAAATAGACCGGGAGCGATTCAGCGGAGCCCTGAGGCGAATTTCTAACTTCACCAACACTCAGACCAATCAAATCAAACTGACACTTGACAAAGTAGATGGAACCAACCGCATCACAATAGGAGCGCAAGACCTGGACATGAACAGCGAAGGATATGAGACCTTTGAAGTCCATTCAGAAAACTTCCCGACAGCGATGAACATCGGATTCAACGTGAAGATGCTGATGGCGGCAGTTGATTCATACGCAACCGAGACAATCACACTACTTATGACAGACCCAAACAAGGCGGCTATTATCAAGCATGAAACCGACAGCCAAGATTTCGTGTTGATTATGCCAGTAGTACTAAACTGACAGCCATGCCACTACCAACAAAGCGACCAACCGAATCAAAGAAGGAGTTTGTAGCTCGCTGCATGAGCGATGACAAAGTGATTGCGGAGTTCCCGAACACATCGCAAAGGGCGGCTGTGTGCTATGCCCAGGCTGAGAAAACTAATCGAAGGACAAGGACAAGACGATGAGCGAGCAAAACAGAACCGTACAGCAAAAAAAGCTGATGATTGAGGCCCTTGAGAAAAGCCTTGGCGTGGTCACTACTGCGTGCAAGGCTTGCGGCATTCCTCGCTCAGCTCATTACAGATGGATGAATGAGGATCCAAACTATGCGGTATCTGTTAACGATTTAGAAAACCTCACACTTGACTTCGCAGAGTCAGCACTACACAGGCAGATAAAAGAAGGCAACACCACCGCCACAATTTTCTTCTTAAAGACAAAAGGCAAAAAACGTGGCTACATCGAACGCCAAGAGCTCACGGGGGCGGAAGGCAAGCCGCTCAGCGGCCAAAGTAAAACCGACTACTCGAAACTCAGTACAAAAGAGCTTGAGCAGTTATACGGACTACTCAGAAAGGCAAATACAGATTGAACTTGCGCGTAGGTCTCTCAAGTGGTTCGTTGAGTCAACTATGCCGGAATATCAGTTCTCCTGGCACAATCAACTACTCATTGACAAGCTGGAAGCCTTCGCGCGGAAAGAAATAAAGAGGCTGATGGTGTTCATGCCTCCGCGCCATGGTAAGTCTCAGTTAGTCAGCCGACATCTTCCTGCATACCTTTTCGGTCAAAACCCAGACGCACGAGTGATTGCCTGCTCATATTCCGCAGACCTTGCTAGCTCCATGAACCGAGACGTTCAGCGAATAGTCGACTCTGATGATTACCGCGACATTTATCCCGAGGCGCAAATTAACTCAAAGAATGTGGTTACGACCCAAACTTACTTGAGGAACTCGACAATCTTTGAGATTGTAGGCCGAAAAGGTTACTATGTCAGCGCTGGCGTCGGTGGCCCAATCACAGGTAAGGGCGCAGACTTCGCCATCATTGATGACCCGGTAAAGAATGCAGAGGAGGCTAACAGCCCGACCATTCGCTCCAAACATTGGGAGTGGTACACGTCAACCTTTTACACGCGACTTGAGAAGGATGGCTCCATTCTCATCACACTTACGAGATGGAATGAGGATGACCTTGCTGGCCGATTGCTGAAACTCCAAGAGCAAAGCCCCGAGGCTGACCGATGGGAGATAGTCACATTTCCAGCCATCAAGGAAAACGATGACAACGCTGACGATCCTCGCCAAGTTGGTGAGGCGCTTTGGCCTTTCAAGTACCCGGTTGACAAACTAAATGCAATCAAAGCCTCAGTCGGTTCGCGCGTCTGGGCATCACTTTACCAACAGCGGCCAGCCCCCGAGGAAGGCGGCCTCATCAAAAAGGACTGGTTCGCTCGATATCATCCCGAGCAACTGCCTCCCAATCCTGTCGTGAACTTCTACCTCGATACCGCATACACCGAAAAGCAAAACAATGACCCGACTGCTATCATCGCCTACACCATGCATCAGCAAAAGCTCTACATCTTGCGATGCTCTGCTGTCAGAAAAGAATTTCCGGAACTTATACCCTATATTATTTCGTTCGCAAACGAGAACGGATACACGACTCGCTCGCGGATAGTCATCGAGCCAAAAGCCTCAGGGCTGTCTGTCATCCAAACATTGAAAAAAGAAACAGGCCTCAACGTGATTGCAGACAAGCCACCGAAGGATTCCAAGATTACGCGAGTAAACGCAGTCAGCGCCATCATCGAGGCTGGCCGCGTTCTGTTGCCCGAGTCTGGTGGTTGGGTTGATGGATTCATTTCTGAGTGTACGGTGTTCCCAAATGGGGCGCATGACGACCAGGTCGATTGCTTGGTCGGCGCTATAAATCAATCATTTAAGCCGCGAAGTATCGCACAAATGATATAAATACCCTAATTTTGTATAAATTACAGCCATAATGGTGACAATCGAACAAGGCATACAGGCGCTTCAAGACACGGTCAAGTTTGACCTACGCCATCCGCACTACAACGACACAGTTGAGCTGTCTGAGTTCCTCTACAAGCTGGTCTCAGGCAAGGAGCAGGAGGAACTCATCACTCACTACAAGATGCGCGAGACCGACGAGCAAAAGGCGCAACGCGTGCATCTGACTCGCACGATGACCAAGTATGCCTCCCAACAAATCATGAATTTCTTCGGTCGGGTTCGTCGCTCAGACAACCGAAAAAAGACCGTTAAGCACGACAACGAGCAGTCTCTTGAGCTGATTCAAGCGCAAGAGATGAATTTCCACGCTGGTCAGTCGCTCGAAGATTATCTGTTCGCGACTCTGATGAGCCTCACGTTCATGGATCCCAACAGCTTCATTCTTTTCGAGCGCAAGGATGAGCGCGGCCCACAAGGCGAGATAGTCAGCACGAAGACCTATCCGGTAATGGTGTTGTCTGAGCAGACGCTGAATCACCACTTCGAGGATGGGAATCTGCAATGGATAGTGGTTCGCATGAACCGGCACGATGTGGCAAGAATCGAGGGCTATGAGGGCGAAGAGCTTGAACATATTGAAAGAGAAGATTTCTATTTGTACGCAGCAGGCTTCACAATCGAACTCAAAGAGATGAGCAGCATGGCCGGCATCGAACTTCAACCCGGTCAGGAGTGGATGGTTGTGGATTCAAAGTTCTCGAACGAAAAGAAATACTACCTCCAAACGGTGTACAATCCCGGCACCACCGAGATACCAGTCCATCCGGTCGGTGCTTACTTCAGCCAAGAAAACCCAGCCATCTACACTTCCCCACTTGAGCCAGCGCACGAGGTCTTCCATGACCTCATCAACCTCAAGTCTGAGTTCGACCTGACAAAGGCCTTGCACACATTCCTTCAAAAGATTCAGTACGCGCCACCTTGCGACTTTGAAAACGAGTACGGTCATTGTCAATCTGGCTACATTGCCGGTCAGCCTTGCCCGAGCTGCAAAGGCACAGGGGTCGAGATTCATAAGACTACGCAGGATGTCATCTTGGTCAAGTGGCCAGCATCAAAAGACGAATGGATACCGCTTGAAGATGTCGCGCACTACGTCGAACTTCCCGAATGGCTCCCCAAGTGGCAGGCTGAGCAGTTGGAGATTCTGCTCAAGCGCATCAGCCTCGCGGTATTTGGGACTGAAGTATTCACAGCCCCATCAGCTGGAGCGCGGACAGCCACCGAGGTCATGATTGAATGGGAAAAGGTCTACGACAAGCTCACACCATTTGCGCACAAAGTCTCAGAGCTTTACCGAGCCGGCATTCGCCACATTGCTGAGTACCTTGAAGTGCGTGAAGGTCTGACAGTTGACCACAAGTTTCCATATGACTTCAAGTTTGAGACAATCAATGACCTCCTTGTGATGCTTCAAGCAGCAAAAGACTCGGGCGCTTCTTTTGAGGTTCAAGACGAGATTGAGCGACGCATACTTGAAAAGCAATATGCCAACACGCCTGAGATGATGAGAAGGATATCTGCCAAGCGCAAGTTCATTCCGTTTAGAGGCAAGTCAGTCGAAGAGATTGCCATCATCCTTTCAAGCAGGGCGGATGATGACCCTGACAAGGTGCTTTACGAGGGATTTGAGCAAATCTTCACGGAGATTGAGGCCGAGAGCCCAGACTTTTATCTCTTCCCTTACGCTGTGCAAAAGCAAATCGTACTTGATAAAGCCGAGGCTAAAGCTCGCGAGGTTCGGTACATGAATAACTTGGCCGGAGCCATGGCGGAGCTGAACGCGATACCACAAGAGGAGGGACTTGATGACGAAATAATTGAATAGAATGTACACCTACACCTATATTGACGAAAACCAAAACAGAGTGACGAAAAATGCAGAAACTCTTCTGGAAATTATTGAAGATTGCGAGCGCTACGGTATTGAGGAGGCGTTTGATGAAAGCGGCAATGATCTCACTCAGGCGATCAAGCAGATACTTGTTGACAGATTCCCGTTTTAAAATGAGCAGATTCCACTACATAATAGACCCAGGTCACGGTGAAATGACGCACGGCAAGCGCTCACCAATCACCGAAGATGGCCGCCAACTGCTTGAATACGAGTTCAATCAAGAGGTAGCAGGCCGATTGTCTGAACTACTCACAGCGCACAGCATCCGCCATTCGGTCACCATTACACAGCCGCGGAATCATGCCGATGATGTTCAATTCAGAGCTGGCTACACCAAAGGCCTGACCGATGTGCTTGACAATGTGATATTTGTCAGCATCCACGGCAATGCAGGGCCGGGCAATCAGTTCAATGACCAGTTCACCGGAGTCGAGACCTTTGCAAATGAAAAAGGCGAAGAGATTGCCGAGATATTTCAGAAGCACCTAGTCAGACGCACAAAGCTCCGCAATCGAGGTGTCAAGGATGGGCGTTGGATTTATGTGCTGCGCAACGCAAACTGTCCTGCCGTCTTAACCGAGAACGGCTTCTTCAATGGTGCGGATTTCGAGATGATGATGACCGACGAATTTAGAATGGAAGTTGCCAAAGCGCACTATGAAGCCATCCGCGAAATTGAAAAGAAGATTAAATGAAAGAAGAAAAGCATCATGATATAAAAGTATGCGACGGTCGCGAATGTCCTTATAAACTGCATTGCTGGAGATTCCTTAAGCCGCGCGGAGAGATGGAAGAATACTTTGATGAGCCACCATTTCAAATTTGGAACTTGATGGACACACCGAACACGAGCAGTACGGCGAAGGGCTTTCATTGTGATTACATCCTAAAGCCGGAGGGTAGATGAAGAGTAGGAGCGAATATGGACGCGAGAGGCGCAGTTTTGCGGCTCGTATGCAAGACCTACTGAGGCGCAAGGCCGCAGCAGCTCAGGCGCGCGTTTATTCGCTCATCATTCCCCTACTCACAGAATTTGAAAGCGAGGCAGGGCGCTTGGTGTTCAATGTGGCCAATATCTCACGCATCACTCAAGTCAGGCGCATAGTTGACGAGTCACTTGCTCAGGAAGGCTCTGTGATTGCCAGATGGATAGCAGCAAAGGTATTGAGCCTTGCGGACTTGAACCGTTTGTACTTTAAGTCTTTCACTCCTCGGCCTATCGAACAGGTTGAGCAAATCGCCAAAAGGAATGTGATGCTGCGCCTCGGTTATGATATCGAGACAGGTGATTTGATTCGAGGCGGATACCTTGATGACATTGCGCGAAATACTCAAGTCGGTCAGGTGGTCGGTTCTGCCATCAACCGCTCACTTGGGGCTCGCATGGGGCTCAGGGAATTTCAGTCGAACTTCAAGGCGGTATTTACTAACCCACAAGGCCTCGGTCTTGCAGAGCGCCACTTTTACACGAATACCTTTGACCTATTCCAGCAATATGACCGGTCTATCTCAAAAGAATATGCCGACCAGCTTAATCTTAACTATGCCGTCTACTCAGGCACCACGATGAGCAAGACCAGACCATTCTGCTCGGCCCGAGTGGGCAAGGTGTTCACGCGCGAAGAAGTTGAGTCATGGCGGAATCTTTCATTTGAAGGAAAGCCAAAAAATTACAACCCATCCACCGACCTGGGCGGATACAACTGCCGGCATTCCCTCGATTGGATAAGTGACGAACTTGCAGCCCGATTCGGTCGCGATGTGGAAGCAGACCAAAACCAAACAGTTGAAGCATGACAGAGAGACTTGACCCATGCCCTGCGTACTACTTAGCCCAAGATTTCGAGGTCTGGGATGTGGCCGAAGCTTGGGGACTTGATAAAGATGCGTACCTGTTCAATGTTTTGAAGTACATTGCCAGAGCCGGCAAAAAGAACGCAGAGACCGAACTTGCTGACTTGAAAAAGGCGCGCTCCTACATTCAGCGTCGCATCGAAAAATTGGAAGGATGAATGTCAATGATAAATATCAATTCTTTGTAACTGTCAACTCCGTGACCACTCAAGTCTACCCGGCCGTTGATGACTTAGAAATTCAATGGCAACTGCAAGATGATGAAGAATATTACCGTCAATCGGTGGCGAATGGTCTTGTGTTTGTCAACAATTCAAAGCGAAGCATAACCGACTACGACTTTCTCAAAGCAATCGAAGATGGATCCGACCGATGCGATGAGATTACCATTGAAATAAAGAGCACTTGCACGAATCCGGCCACAACTCTGCTGACTGGTCTTCTCGTCATGACTAAAGCGCAATGGGATGAGGATAATTGCACCGTAACCATTCCGGTAACTACGAATGACGAGTATACCTGTTTGATTGCGAATAAGGATGAGGTGGTTGATTTCAGCGAACTCACCAGCTACTCAGTCAAGAGCTTTGTTGGCGAGATTGAAACAGCAGGCCCATTCACAAATGACAGCCCGACACGATTGGGTGAATCATACATACCTGCCGGACTTACTGGCTCCGAGTGGGTACTTATCAGATACACAGCAGAACTTATAAGTCCGACCACCTGGCAGGAAACTTGGGAGTTTGTGCGCGAGAAGGTCACAGGAGGTACTCAGCCACCCGGATTTGGTTGGGTTTCTGAAGGTAGCGATTGGGTCAGAGCTGTAATTGTAGATTTGCTTTCATCTCAAGCCTTCCCAGGTACATTTGGGACTGATTTGGATATTCAGTACCAAGTACGAGGTAGTGACTCCTTTGAGGCGGATAATGGGCGGCTATTGTCCGATATCATTGAAAAGGTGGTTGAGCAATGTGGAGACTTGACGGTTGTCTCAAACTTCTTCAACATTAACCCAGACGGAACTGAACCGGCCAATAGCGTATACGCGGCCGCCAGCACTTATCTTCAAACCTTGATGGTTTGGCAAAAGTCAGATATTAAGCGATTTGATGATTTGAACAATGCAACCAAGCTCATCATCAGTTGGAGTGATTTGTACGAGAACTTGTACAACCTGTTCAATATCAGAATAGTAGTTGACGGCTCAACCTTGCGAATCGAGCACTTGAGTTATTTCACCGCGGCCAATGGGCTTGACCTGACAACTCAGAAGAACGAATACCTTGAAGGAACTCGACGGTATTCATATGATGATGCGACCTACGCTAATGTTGAGAAGTTCGAGTTCATGGATCGGGTTTCGGAGAGCTTCAAAGGCTTTGATATCCTATACAACAGCAGCTGCGTCGACCCTGAGGCCTCGCCTGTCAACTATCAAGCCACACTATTCACAACAGACTTGGATTTCTGCCTTGACTTCCCCGACGATGTGGATGACGATGGTTTCTTCCTTGCGAATGTGGCCCTCTATGATTCAGAACTATTCATCCAAAAATACCCAGTACCAGGATTCACAGCTCTCGGCCCTCAGTTCAATGGCCATCTTGCCATGCCAAACCTTCACGAATTTTATTGGAAGCACGGCCGCATATTTTTGACCGGAGAAATGAACCAGACAGCCACAACCTTTGAAAGCACGATACCAACCAAAGCCCAAACACCAATCACTTTCAAGATGTGCTGCAACGAACTTTTAAGTTTTAACGTTGATGAATTGATGCAGAGCCAATACGGTTGGGGAAAAATTAACACAGCGCGCTACTCCACAAAGACCGAAGCACTCACAGTCGAACTTATGCACTCATGATATACCAACTAAATACCGGCAACATCCTTCCATTTTTCGAAAAGCTGGAAAACCAAATCGGGCGGAGGGAGGATATCAGTTCCCAGTTCGGTCTGCCATGTCCGCGGTATGCCTTTCTGCCTTTTCAATTCATTAGCCAGATACCCATCGCCACTTACAGCTGGTCATATGTCAACCTTTGCGAACCAGACACAGTTGTTGCCTTGCCTTCTGAGTACCTCACCAAGCATTGCACAACCGAGACAGGGCCGCAGTTCTTGACTTATAACGGTGATGTCATTTGGGAGGAAGACTTTGATTGCGGCAACTATTACTTGATTCTCACGATTAACGGAGTTGACTATTACAGCGAGGTGATGAACTTGGATTCAATCTGCGATGAGATACACCACAAGTTGGAAATCACAGGCTGTGTTCTTGAGCCAGTGATCGGAGGCGATGGTGTGAGGTTCACCTTTGCCACAGAAGGCCGAACAGGTAAAGGGGTCAACTCAATACTGAACGAATACGACACAGGGTCTGGCTTCACAACAGGCACAACCTTTGCGCTTCTGAAGTCCATTGAAACAGCCGAAATAAGGGTGACAGTAAACAGCGATTGCGGTTCTCAAACTTGGCTCTATGAACTTGAGTGGGATGACGGAGATCCTTGCGGCACTTACTT